AGTTCAAGCGCACTAAGCTCGCCGGCCAAGGCGGTCTCGAGAGCTGTATCTACTGTTGCTACCGGTGGCATTGCCCCACTGCTGGGTTTAACTGGAGCGACTAGAAAGCTAAGGGATAAAATTGAAAAGCCAATCGAGCGTGCCATTGAAGGGCCACAAGTTTCAAAGCAGCCAACCAGAGGGGAGGCAGGGGTCGGTACTTTCCGATCCAGTGATATTAAAAGCTTTGAACAAGCTGGAAGTTTACTTGCGGGCAGGCAAAGCGATATCAGATCAGATGCGCCGACTACAACTACCGGCGGTGATATCGGAGCAGTTGAAGGGCAAGAAAAAGTGAACAGACTAATCTCATTATTTTCTGGCAGACAATCAGAGATTGCGCGCAGGCGTCGTCAACCCGGTAGAGGGTTACTAACTGGAGCAGGGGCAGCTTAATGGCAGAGCAATCGGAAGCGGAGAGAACAGAAGTTGAGTTGATTATGCAGCGCTGGAACGCCATGAAGCGCGACCGTGTGAATTGGGAGTCTCACTGGGATGAGCTTTCCAAATATGTAATACCTAAAAAAGATAATATCTATGGCCAGAACACCAAGGGTGGCGGCGAGAAAAAGAATCAGTTTATATTTGACGGGACCGCTATTCATAGCAATGAACTGCTAGCGTCTGCCCTTCATGCAATGTTGACTAACCCGACCACGTTTTGGTTTGAGGTTACAACTGGTGATCCCGAATTAGATAAAGCAGACAAGGTTAGAGGTTGGCTTCAGAGATCTACTCGTAATATGCATACCACTTTGAACAGTTCCAATTTTCAAACAGAGGTGCATGAAACATATTTAGACCTGGGGAGTTTTGGAACAAGTCCTATGCGAATCGAGCAAGACGATGAAATGACTGTTCGTTTTCACGCTCGCCCTATTTATGAGCACTGGATAGCTGAGAACAATAAACAGATCGTTGACGTTGTTTACCGCAAGTTTAAGTGGGAACTTCGCCAGATGGAGCAGGAGTTTGGTTTAGAGAACCTTCCTGAAGAGCAGCAGCGAATGCTCAAGAACGATCCCAAATCAGGTTTTAAAGAGTATGAGATTCTCCACTGTGTTCATCCTATGAAGGACAGTAAAAAGTTTGAGGGCGTCTATGTCATGATTAAAGGCAGACGCTTATTATCTAAAGAAACATTTAATGAATTCCCTTATGTGGTCCCTAGGTGGACTAAGATATCGTCTGAGACTTATGGTCGCTCTCCTGCAATGAAGTCGCTACCAGATATTAAGATGCTCAATATGATGATGAAAGATACTATCCGTGCGGCACAGAAGTCTACGGATCCGTCACTTCAGATGCCTGATGAAGGCATGACCCTTCCGGTTAGAACGTCTCCAGGTTCGATTAATTATTATAGAGCGGGAACGCCTGATCGCATTGAGCCGATCAACACGGGCAGTAGACCCGATATCGGTTTTGAAGTTGCCAATGATGTTCGCCAGCGCATACGCTCTGCTTTCTTTATAGATCAGCTGCAATTAGCAGAAGGTCCACAGATGACTGCCACTGAGGTTGTCCAGCGTACAGAAGAGAAGCTGCGGTTAATGGGACCGATTCTTGGTCGCCAGAATTTTGAGTTTTTACAGCCTATGCTTACCCGTGTTTTCAATATCATGATGCGGAAGAATATGTTTGACGAGCCGCCTGCAGAACTCCAAGGGCGCGACGTGACATTCCAATACACATCGCAGATTGTAAGAGCGCAAAGACTAAGCGATAGTCAGAACTTGATTAGTGCTATCAGTACGGTAGCGCCTTTAATAGAGGCGGATCCGTCAAGTTTTGATGTGATTGATACAGATAAAACGATGATCCATGCTTTAAAAGTTCACGGTATACCGCAAGAGTTGCTTAGAAGTAACGAAGAGATAGCGGAAATGCGTGAGCAAAGAGCTGAGCAGCAGCAAGCGCAAGCGCAGAATCAGCAAGAGCTTGATGACGCCGAGAAAGTACAGAAAGCAGGACCAACGCTTAGTCAGATCGCACAGTAGAGGATAGGAACATTTATGACAGATTGGGATCTTTGCACAGAGCTATATGAGGCACTGTGTACCATGGTTGAGCAACACGGGCATCCGGTTAAAACAGCAAAGGAATGGAACCTGCAGGTCAATGGGACATGGTACAGTGATAGCGGGCTCAGCAGTGATGAACAAGCTTTTAGTGCCCTGGCTAGATACCGGTATATAAGAGAGAGAAAATGAACGACACACCAGAGAAGGCAATGGTCTCCCATGTGGAGATTTACAAACAGACATTTCAAGACGGCGTAGGAGAGGAAGTTCTTTTAGATCTCCTTGAGAGGTTCTATTTGATGGGACCGTTAGTGCGCACTAAGAAGATTGATCCCCTTGATCTTGCCTATAACGAGGGACAGAGGAATGTTGTTCTCTACATTCTCAAGCAGCTTAATACTGATCTACGCACCCTAAAGAAATTAATTGAACAACGATATAAAGATAAAAACCATGGAGTTATAGATGGATGGAACGAATGAAGGCGGATTATTAGGTGGAGCTGCTGCCACAACCGAAACTACAGGCCAAAATAATGCGGGAGCCGGAGACGTGGCCCCAGGAACCACCACTACAGGTACAACGGGAGAGACTGGAGAAACAAATACTCCACCTGAGGGCGGGAGTGGTATTGTCATCCCGGAGAACTGGAAGGATGCCATCCCAGAGGATCTCCGAGGCGATCCTTCGCTTAAACCAATTAATGACTTTGAGGGACTCATTAAGTCCTATGTTCACGCTCAAAAGCAAATGGGAATGGACAAGATCACCATCCCCGGAGAACATGCCTCTACCGAAGAGTGGGATCAGCTCTATAACAAATTGGGACTTCCTGAGGATGTAGAGAAGTATGATATCAAGCCTGCCGATAGCGGGAAGATGGACGAGGACTTCTTTAATAAGTTTAAAGAGCAAGCGCTAGCGGCTAAGATTATGCCAGGTCAAGCGCAGAAGCTTCATGACTGGTTTAATGAATTTGCAGCTCAGGAGAATGAAAACTCTAGAATTGAGAACCAGGCATTCATTGATAAAGAAGTTGGGGTACTCAAGTCTGAGTGGGGAGACGCCTTCGTTCCCAATGTTAAGCGTGCCAATGCTGTAATGGAAGAGTTCGGCGGTACAGAACTGGCAGAGCACCTTGCAGAGGTTGGACTTAATAATGATGTGAAGTTGATCAAGATGTTTAACAATATCGGTCAGCAACTATATAAAGAAGGTAAATTCAGCGACGGAAAGGGTGAATACTCTGGTGTTAGTCCTGATGATAGCGAACAAAAGATTCGCGATGTAATGGGAGACGCCAAACATCCTTACCATGTTAAAGGTCATCCATCCCATAAAGCTGCTGTGCAAGAAATGACAAAACATTATCAAAATATACGAAATGCGAAGACTCCGAAGCATCAAGCAGTCGGATAATTCTTGACAGATATTTGATATTGGTTATTCTGATAGTACATGATTCGTAGGGACAATCGCTACGTCGATCCTTATGGAACGAATTATCAGGGGATCCGCAAGGACAATCCACCGCCAAAAACTAATAAGTTAAACTATTAATTATGGAGGGTTGGATATGTCCAATCAAATACCTACTCACTTTGTAGACCAGTTTAATTCAAACGTGTTCCATCTGGCACAACAAAAAGGATCACGACTTCAAGGCGCAGTTCGAAATGAAAGCCAAAATGCAGAGAGTGCATTCTGGGATCGAATTGGTTCAGTGGATGCCATTAAGCGATCAGGTCGCCACATGGATACTCCGCAACTAGATACTCCACACTCAAGACGTAGAGTAACTCTAGAAGATTACATTTACGCAGATTTAATTGATAATCCAGATTTGATCCGTTCATTGAACGATCCTACGAATGATTACGCTGTAGCGGCAATCAATGCGATGGGACGTGCTAAGGATGACGAGATCATCGCTGCTGCTTTAGGCAATGCCTTTGGTGGACAGAAAGGTGGAACAGCTGTTCCTTTCCCAACTGCTCAAAGATTAGCTTCAAGTGATGGCGCGACTGTTGCAGGTGTAAACCTTAACGTCCGTTCACTTCGAAGAATCAAAGAGAAGTACTGGGCA